TGGAAACCTGTGCCAATTATTCCTAAGTTTATAGATATAGTTGTAAACGGTATGCAAGACAGAACCTTTACAATAAAAGCTATAGGACAAGATCAGTTGTCAACAGGAAAACGTACAAAATTTGTAAATGATGTACAGCAAGATTTAAATACAGCTCAGTTATTATTAAATATTGAAAAAGAACTGCAAGTATCTGCTAGGAATTTTGCTGTTAATGAATTGCCGGCTAATACAGAAGAGTTAGAACTGTATATGCAATTAAATTATAAGCAAGGCATAGAATTAGCTGAAGAACAAGCAATTGAAAACATATTTAAAATCAATGATTACGAAGCTACTAAAAGGAGAATTGATTATGATATAGCAACCATAGGTATAGGATGTGCTAAACATAGTTTTAATAATACTGATGGGGTAGTTGTTGAATATGTAGATCCTGCTAATTTAGTATGGTCTTATACTGAAGATCCTAATTTTTCTGATTGCTATTATTTTGGAGAAGTTAAAAACATAAATGTTAATGAGCTTAAAAAAAGATTTCCTAATTTAAGTAATGAAACAATTGAAAAGCTCACTAAAAAGGGCTCTAATTGGAATATATATAATACATATAATCCACAAAATTATTATGGAAATGATTCCTTGATGCAGAACAATACAGTTACCGTATTAAATTTTAACTGGAAAACTTGGGAACATGACGTATATAAGATAAAAGAAGTTCCCTCTGGTGGTAAAAAAGCTATTGAAAAAGATGATAGCTTTAATCCTCCTGAAGAGCAATCAATGCGTTTTGAAAAAGTAAAGCAAACCAGAGAAGTTGTTTATGAGGGAGTATTAATTTTAGGTACTTCAGAATTACTTAAATGGGAAAAAGCATCTAATATGGTAAGGCCCCATGCTAATATTAATAAAGTAATGATGAATTACATTGCTTCAGCGCCTAGGATGTATAAAGGCAATATTAATTCATTGGTGGCTAAAATGACACCTTATGCGGATTTAATTCAATTAACACATTTAAAATTACAACAAGCTATTCAAAGAATGACACCTTCCGGTGTGTATTTAGATGCTGATGGTTTAGCGGAAATTGATTTAGGAAATGGCAATAATTATAATCCGCAAGAAGCCCTAAATATGTATTTTCAAACGGGTTCTGTTATTGGAAGATCTTTAACTGTTGAAGGAGATCAAAATTTAGGTAAAGTACCTATTACAGAATTACCAGGCAGCGGTGGCCAACAAATACAAGTTTTAGTAGGTGCATATAATCAATACTTACAAATGCTTAGAGATGTAACAGGATTAAATGAAGCTAGAGATGGTTCAGACCCTGATCCTAATGCTTTAGTAGGTGTACAAAAATTAGCAGCCGCTAATAGTAATGTGGCAACTAGACATATACTTTATAGTAGTTTATTTATTACTACACATTTAGCCGAAGCAATATCTTTAAGGTTTAAAGATGTTTTAGAATTTCATCCGACTAAACAATCTTTTATTGATTCATTAGGTCAATTTTCTGTAGGTTCTTTAGAAGAAATTAAAAATCTTAATTTACATGATTTTGGTATTTTTTTAGAACTTGAACCTGATGCAGATGAAAAAGCTATTTTAGAAAGTAATATACAAATGGCATTATCTAATGGTAATATATTTTTAGAAGATGCAATTGATGTAAGAGAAGTAAAAAATATAAAATTAGCTAATCAACTATTAAAATTTAGAAGAATAGCTAAGCAACAAGCTGATCAAGCTCAAGCCCAAGCTGCAAGTGCGGCTCAAGCTAAAGCACAAGGCGAAGCACAAATAGCTATGGAAGCAGCAAAAGCTGATGCAGAACAAATAAAAACAACTTCAAAAATACAATTATCCACAGCAGAAAATGAAATGGATATTAAAAAAATGGAGTTAGAAACTAGAGCTAAAAAAGAACTTATGCAATATGAGTTTAATTTAAATGTTCAGTTAAAAGAATTAGAATTAAAATCTAGAATGGAACTCGCACAAACAAATAATTCTTCCATGTTACAACGGGAAGAAATTAGAGAAGCTGTAAAAGTACCATCAGGAAAAATATCAGGCGCACCAAATACAGATGTTCCTGTAAAAGATTTTGAATCTAAAGGTAATGATACTTTAGGTGGCTTTGATATGGGCCGATTTGAAGCATCATAATGTTAATTAATTATTATATTTTATATTATTATGGAAAACGAAGTACAAGAAAATGTAGAAGTTAAAGCAGTTGAAGAAACACCTTCTGATGCTTTACCTCAAAATAAAGAAGCTGCTGTGCTTGAAAAAGCTGTAGAAGCAGGCGATGTAAAGCCAGAATATGGTTTACAAGATGATGGAGTCTATAAAATAAATGTAGATAACCCACCACCGCCTAAAAAAGAAATTAAAGAAGAACCCAAAAAAGAAAAAGAAAATGCCGTTCAAAAATCAGAGCCAAAGGAAAGCGTGTTACGCGATGAACGACCCGAAGTGGGATTGCAAGAAGTGGGATCAGAAGTACGGGACGAATCCAACAAAGAAAATCTTACAGAGGAAAAACAAGCCCCTATAGAGAAGGAAAAAACAGATTCACCATTAGAATTAATTATTGAAGAAGATAATAAAGCTGATGTCCCTAAAGAAATTAAAGAAGCACCTGCTGATTTAAAACCTAAGAAAGAATTACAGGAAGAAAAAATACCAGAACTTCCTGAAGGGGTAAATAAACTTATGAAATTTATAGAAGAAACAGGTGGAACTGTTGAAGACTATGCTAAGTTAAATAAAGATTATTCTAAAATGGATAATTTAGTTTTACTTCGTGAATATTATGAGTTTACCAAACCTCATTTAGACAAAGAAGACATTAATTTTTTAATGGATAAAAACTTTGCCTATGATAAAGAATTAGACGATCCGTCTGATATAAAAGCTAAGCAATTAGCTTTTAAAGAAGAGTTATATAATGCTCAAAATGCATTAAATGGTGCTAAAGAAAAATATTATACTGATCTTAAGTTAAGAAAAAAGAATGATATTCCTAAAGAGTACCAAGAAGCATTAGTGTATTATAATAAAACTCAGCAATTACTCAAAGAAGAAGCTCAAGTAGCGGATAATTTTTTAGAACAAACGAAAAATGTTTTTAACAATGATTTCAAAGGTTTTGATTTTAAGGTTGGAGAAAGCAAATATCGTGTTAAAATAGATAACACTAAAAAAATCCAAGAGTTTCAATCAGATATTAATAATTTCTTAAATCAATTTGTAGACGATAAAGGAGTTACTGATGCTAGAAAATACCATAAAGCTTTATACACCGCGCAAAATGCGGATAAAATAGCAAATCATTTTTACGAGCAAGGCCGTGCCGACGCTATAAAAGAATCTGCTAAAAAAGCTAAAAATATAAATATGGATCCAAGATCAGATGCCTCTTCTGTTGTTACAAAATCTGGTGATACGATAAGAGTTATATCTGGAGATTCTTCTGATAAATTGCGAATTAAATGGAAATAATAATAATAACTTAAAATCAAAACATTATGGCTTTTACTGGTGGCGTACCCGCCGCTTTACAACCGACCCAGACTAAAACACTTTATGCTGGGAACTATATTGACTTTACAGCCACAGGCTTTAGTCAATGGACACAACAATTTTTACCCGACGTATACGAAAAAGAAGTTGAAAGATATGGAAACAGATCAATCGGTTCTTTTCTTCGTATGGTATCTGCGGAGATGCCTTCTACATCAGATCAAATAATTTGGACTGAGCAAGGAAGGTTACATACTAGATATGCAAACTGTTTACCTCAAGGAAATGCTGGTGCTATGCCTGCTGCAGGAGCTCAAGCTGCAATTGCTGCTGCTGGTGCTGCTGGCGGAGTGCTTAACTTTAACGTACCTGCTGCAACACAACCTGCAAGCTTAGGTGTAAGTCCTACTACTCAAACATCACAAGTTAACTTCAGAGTTGGCCAAACTATTATGGTCCAAATTCAAACTAGTGCTACTTCAGCGGTTGGTGATCCAACTAAAGCTGTTATAAAAGGAGTTTGTACTGCTGTTGGAGTTGGTGGAGGTGCTACTGGTGGTGGACAACAATTTCAAATGCAAGCATATGCTGCTCATGGAGGAGTATTAGCTGCTGAAAGAGTTACTGCTATTGCATACGGTTCTGAATTTGCTAAAGGTACTGGAAACTTTACTGAAAGCTTAGATCCAGGATATGCTACTTTTACAACTTCTCCTTTAATTTTAAAAGAAAACTATCAAATCAATGGTTCTGACACTGCTCAGATTGGTTGGATTGAAGTTACTTCTGAAAATGGAGCTGGTGGTTATTTATGGTACATTAAATCAGAGCATGAAAATAGACTTCGATGGGAAGACTACATGGAAATGGCTATGATTGAAGGTGTTAAAAAAGTAGCCGGTGGTGCTGCTATTCCTCTTGGAACTTATGGAGGAAGTTTAGCTGCTCAAAATGCTAGAGGTACTGAAGGTTTCTTTGAAGCTTTAGAATCTCGTGGAAATGTTTATTCAGGATTTGGTGGACAAGCTGCTGCTCAAGCTGGTGGTGGTGCGTTAACTGATTTTGATAACGTTCTTAAACAATTAGACAAGCAAGGATCAATTGAAGAAAATATGCTATTTTTAAATAGAGAACTTTCTTTAGAAATTGATGACATACTTGCAATGCAAAATGGTAATTATGCTGGTGCAGCTGGATATGCTCACGGTACATCTTATGGTGTATTCAATAACAGCTCTGATATGGCTCTTAATTTAGGATTTACTGGTTACAGAAGAGGTTCTTATGACTTCTACAAAACTGACTGGAAATACTTAAATGATTGGTCAACAAGAGGTGGTTTTGGAGGTGTCGAAGGTGTATTAGTACCTGCTGGAACTTCTACTGTTTATGACCAACAATTAGGTCAAAACATTAAAAGACCATTTTTACATATTCGCTATAGAGCTTCAGAAACAGAGAACAGAAAAAACAAATCTTGGATTACAGGATCTGTTGGAACTGGTGCTCCTACTTCTGATATTGATGAAATGAAAATCAATTACTTAAGTGAAAGATGTCTTGTTACACAAGCTGCTAATAATTTTGTATTATTTAAAGCTTAATTTTTTTTAACTATAGAATGCGGGCTCTTCGGGGCCCGTTATTCTTATTTTATATTATTTTATTATGACAACAAAAGAAAAAGTAAAAAGTAGTGCGGCTATTGTTGATGCTGCATGGGAATATAAGGATAGAACTTATATTTTAAAAGGTGAGAATTCACCTGTATCATACACTATACAAGCAAAGCATACGCCAAGAAGACCATTATTATGGTGGGACGAAGGTTTAAAAGTAAATAGAGAAATAAGATTAGCAACGAATCAAGATTCAATATTTGCTGATCAACAAGATGGTTATGCAACTCTAACACATGTTATGTTTCAAGATGGTGTTATACAAGTACCTAGAAATGAAGTTAATATGCAAAAACTTTTATCAATATATCATCCACAGGTTGATGAATTATGGGAAGAAGTTAATATTGCAAAAGAAGCTGCAGATGAAATTGAGATACTTGAGCAAGAAATGGAAGCATTAAATTTAGTTCAACAACTTGACATTGAGCATTTAGAAGCAGTAATGAGAACAGAATTAGGGAGTTCAGTTTCTACTATGACGTCTAAAGAACTTAAAAGAGATGCTTACAGATTTGCAAAAAATAACCCAAAATTATTTATAGAAATATCTAATGACGAAGATATTAAATTGCGAAATTTAGCTAATAGAGCTGTTGAACAAGGTATTATAATGTTAACAGATGACAATACAGTATTTAAATTTGCTAATGGTAAAAAAATACTTACTGTTCCATTTGATCAGCATCCATATAGTGCTTTATCTCAATACTTTAAAACTGATGAAGGCGTTGATTTAATGAAATCATTAATGAAAAAGCTTGCATAGGTTACCGGATATGGAGTGAGAAATCAACTCCATATCAACAAATTAATAATAAAAAGTAATAAATGGTTAATATAAATAATGTATACCAAACGGTTCTTGTTATAGCCAACAAAGATAATAGAGGATATATAACACCTGAAGAATTTAATAGGCTAGCAGACCAATCTCAAAATGAAATATTTGAAGCTTATTTTATGAAGCAAGCTAGTTATGAGGGGGGTGTAGAAATTCAAAGTGATTTTTCTGATCCAGAATTAAATGGTTCAGAAAAAATTAATGAGTTTTATAAAAACAGTTCTTTAACTAAAGCTGGTAATATTTTTACTTATCCAACAGATATAAGATCTTTAGGTGTAGTTAATGTTAATGAGATAGTTGCTGATAAAGCATCTCATGAGGAAATAAAATATATAAATTTATCTCCTTTAACTTACCCTGTGGCTAAACAACCTGTATATACTTTAAGCTCAACCGGGGTAAGGGTATATCCTGATACTATTACAACAGGTGTTTCAATAGATTATCTTAAAAATCCTGTTAGACCAAAATGGGGTTATGTTATGCCTACAGCCGCACAAATAGCAGCAGGTGTACCAAATGAGCCTATTTATGATCCTACTGTATTTGATCCCGCAGTTGACAGCTATGACACACCAGCTAAGTCATTTAATTTTGAATTACATGATTCAGAATTTAACGAATTAGTAGTAACCATATTATCATATGCTGGCGTAGTAATAAAACAACCTGATGTAACACAATTTGCAACTTCAAAAGAAGTGCAATTTCAACAAACTGAACAATAATGGCAATATCAAGAAGACCTTTAGACGTAGATAATTATTCCGCTTTAGACGGTGGGACAGGTTTAGCAATACCCGGATATTATAGAAGGACTAATCTTAATGATATAATTAATAATTTTAAGATTGCATATATAGGTAATGGGAAATTACTTTCAGCAGTGCCAAGATATGAAGTAGCCTTTTGGGCACAAAGAGCTGTACAAGAATTTAGTTATGATGTATTTCATTCTGAAAAATCTTTAGAAATACAATTAAGCTCTACATTACAAATGTCATTGCCATCAGATTATGTTAATTATATAAAATTATGTTACACAGATAATTATGGAGTTCAAAGAACTATTTTGCCTAGCAACGTAACACATGCAAATAAAGGAGTTGCCCAAGATGAAGAATATAAATATTTATATGATCAGGATGGTAATATAATATATGCGGAAGAATCAGAAACAATACAAAGATTTCAAACAGCTAATAACTTAGTAAGCACTCAAGAAACTTTAGATTATTATAATGGATATTATTATGATGCTGATTTTTCTTATTTTGGTAGCAGATATGGATCAACTCCTGAATTTCAAAATACTAATGGATCTTTTGTTTTAGATTTAAATGCGGGACAAATTTATTTTAGTTCTGAATTTACACAAGATACCTATGTTACTTTAACATATATTTCAGATGGTCTTGGAGAAAATGGCGATCTTGATAATGTATTAGTTCCTAAATTAGCTGAAGATGCAGTATATGCAAGTATTTTATATAATTTAGCTAAGCTTAGGGTTTCTGCTGCACCTGCTGCTGCTCTTTATAAGAAAGAAGCATACGCAAAAATGCAAAATGCAAAAATTAGAATTGCAAATATGAAAATAGCTGAAATGACTAATATATTTAGAAATAAAGCTAAGTGGATTAAACATTAATAAAATTCTATGCCAGAAATTAAAAGAACATTTAATGGCGGTAAAATGAACCGTGATTTAGATGATAGAATACTACCTCCGGGTGACTACCGAGAAGCTTTTAATGTTAATATAGGACAATCAGAAGCTTCAGATGTAGGTTCAATTGAAAATTTATTAGGTAATGAATTAGTAGCACAAAACCCTATTACAAATGGCGAATGTATTGGTTATGTTAGTGATAGCAAAACTGAAAAAATATATTTTTTTGTTACTAATAATTCAATATATAACGAAACAAATACAGGTCAGCATGGGCTTTTTGAATATGATCAAAAAACTAAACAAACTACAACATTAATAATTTCTACTCAATTAAATTTACATCAAGATTATCCTATTACAGGTATTAACATTGTGGATGATCTTTTATTTTGGACTGATAATAGAAATTATCCTAGAAAAATTAATGTGGTTACAGCTAGG